CTAAAAATCCAAAGTGATTTGCTCCGAACGCTCAGTTACCGCTGGGCGTTTTTTATTTGTCAGCAGTGCTGCAACTTCCCTGGCTAAACGCGCCAGCTCGTCATCGACAACACCCCACTCCAGAACGGCGAGAAGCATCGAGAATTTCGGTATCCAGTCTCGTTTCCACCGGCTAATCTGAGCTTTATCCACACCTACAGCTGCGGCTGTTTTCTCAGTGCCGAGTAATGCGATTTTGTTGAGTAAGGCGCTCTCAATGCGGAGCGCCTCATTGCGTTTCTTTGCGTGATCCATCGTTGATACTTCCCTTTAGTGAATAGTTAATGAGCGCACACCCATAACGGGTGACGCATAGATTTGTAGTCTTTTGGATTACTGCCCTTTTTCAGGGCGGGGATGTGTAAAGAGCGGTGTTGTTTATGCTGCTTTGCTATCTGAAGGTGGGAACACTTCATCGAGGGTGCATTTGCAGCCGAGTTTCTTTAAAGCGTCTACGATTTCGCGGCAATCGTTAAGGCCGGGCGTTCGAATGTTGAGTTCGTAATTGGCAATACGGGACTGCCCCCAACCAATTGCCTCAGCCAGAACAGCTTGCGAAACTCCAATTTTCTTTCGCTGCTGCGCAATGTTGTTCATTGCAGTCTCCTTTTCGGTTGATACACACACATTATTCACAATATGTGATTATCTGTCAATCTCACATCGTGTAAATACAGTAATCACATGTCGTGATAGATTATCGGTATGAAAACTATGCATGAGATTATTGGGGAAAGGATTAAATCCCTTAGGGAAGCAAAGGGACTTAGCCAGGCACAATTAGCCAAACTTTGCGGTTGGGCCGCTCCTTCGCGCCTTGGAAACTACGAGCTTGGTACGCGTAAAGTCAGTGCCGATGACGCTCTTGTACTGGCTTCGGCATTAGGTGTTTCGCCATCATTAATCATGTTTGGAGACGAGTCCGGTCCAGTTTATAAACAGTATGAGTATCCACTCTTCACAACTGTACAGGCTGGACAGTTTTCCGATGTAGGCACGTACACTCAAAGCGATGCTCAGAAATGGGTTTCCACTACTAAAAAAGCCAGTAAAGACGCGTTCTGGTTAGAGGTGTCCGGTCATTCAATGACTGCGCCGCAAGGTACTAAGCCAAGCTTTCCAGAAGGCATGTTGATACTTGTTGATCCGGCTGAAAATGTTGAGCCGGGAGATTTCTGTGTAGCGAGTATTTTTGGCGGAACGGAAGTGACCTTTAAAAAGTTCACCTGGGATGATGGTCAGGCCTGGCTGGAACCGCTTAACCCTAATCCTCGTTACCAGAGCATCCCGTGTAACGAGACATGCAGAAAGATCGGCAAGGTAGTTAAGGCGCAGTGGCCTGAGGATATCTTTGAGTAGGGTGGCAGACGATTAAACTATCTAATTCGTGACGATGCATAAAATTCATCGTAAAGATCCTACCTGTTCTGCCGATTTTATGGATATATAGTAATCACTGGATTGGGGCTGCCTTACATGGATGGTCAACACTTTTTGAACAAAATAGTGCCGAGCTGTTCAAGTAATAGCCGGTTCCTATTGCAAAACATGTTGATCGGTCCTATATAAGGAGTATAGTTAATGACCCAAAACCCAAAAGAACCAGCCGATATTTTGCATAAACGTGCAGTGCGCAGGTTCAATGCCTTAACTTCATCCATTCTTGGCGAAATTAGCGCTATGCTTAAAAAAGCCAAGTTGCTTCCGATACCGGAATTGCAGATGAACAATCCTAACTTTACAGAGATTGTTGAGCAGTTAAGGCTATACAGAATGCTGTCCGAAATGGCTGCTGATTTGCTCAAAATTGAGAAGCAAGACGATTTGAACGATCTTGATACGTACATCGGGCTTGCAGATGACTTGGCAAAGGCCATCGATGCAGATGACTATGATGCTTTATGTGGAGCCATAGCTGCGTTAGATGAAAAGCCTTACATATAGGAATACTGAGGAGTATACAATGGCTGAAAAATTCGACTTTGATACCGTGTTCAAGCTGCTTGACCAAATGGAAGCCTGCCTTGATAAGGTTCGTGAGCTTAACAAGGCGATCGATCAAAGTGTTGAATCCATTCCTAAAGCAGCCTGATGCTACTAACTTTTTAAAACCCGGCCCCGCGCCGGGTTTTTTATTGCCTGTTAGTCAATCGCAGCCTTTCCCTTTCGCACAATTTCAGCTGCATCCCTGTTAACACCTTTCCCAATCACGTTACCCGTCTCTTTTCGGTACTGCTCCAGCTTTTCAACGACCGCTTCCTGCGTTATTGGTTGATTGGCGAGCGATAACTCCATAATTGCCCGCCCCATAGCTGTAACCATCATGTTCACGCGCTCCTCGTCCAGATCCATAGCGCTATCCTCGTTTAGTTTTTAACCACACCAAGCTATCACAAGTCGATTATGTAACACGAAAAAATAAAATCCTATTCCAAACATACACATAACGTGTTGCATAAAATAATACACATTTTGTGATTGACGCCAAAATCACAATACGTGTATATTTATCCCATCAGCAGGACGCACTACTCACCAGGACGGTGAATGCTCATTAACAGATGGCCCTGAAAAAGGGCAAATACACCGAAGCAGACAGCTTCTGGATGATGTGAATTGCAGCCGCCAGACGGCAACCGCGAGGATAAGCGACGCGGCGCATCATCCAAATGCTAACTGACAGGAGGATGTATGAACGCACAAGAACGCCGCCGCGAACGTCGCGCAGCTAAACAGGCAGACTGGAAATCAGCTAACCCCCTGTTAGTGGGCATTAGCGCCAAGCCGGAGAGAATCACGCTGAAGCTTAACCGCAAGGTTGACCGTGTGGCTAAGGCATTAATCGCGCAGGACACAAAGTATTACGACAGTGCAGATAACCGCTGCCTGCCAGAAGTAGCGATATTCGCAGCAGGGCATCGTAAATCAAAAGACATCGTAACGGCGAGGTGAGATTATGAGCCTATGAAGGGGCAACTAGGGAAACGTCATGATTGTTAATTCTAGCAACATCGCAACATTTGATATCTCGAAACACCTACATTTTGTCATCAAAATAGTAGGCGAAAGCTACAGGCGCGGTTCTAATTCCGGGACTAATTGCTCTGGCTTCAACATCAATCGGGAATTAGTTGATGGCATGACTGTTGGCGAGTATCAAGAGATGATCAAAAGACGATTTGACAAGTCTGATCTTCAATTCTCCCTAACTAAGCACCTGAAGTACGATATTGCTAAAGGTTATTTAGAGTTGCATGGATAAGGCTTTTCCCGAAACAACAAAGGTCGCTTAGGCGGCCTTTTTTATTAGCAACGTTAACAGAGGTGAGGGATATGGAGTGGATTAAATGCAGTGAGCGGTTACCAGAATCGCGTGATGCATCTGTTCTTGTTTGCTCGATTACAGGCCACGAATGGCACAACCATGGATTTCCAAAAGGTGGCTATGACATGGTTCATATTCAAGACTATTTCGATGATGTTACTGACGGTCTTGATGAAAATGGCAACCAGAAATACACAAAAATATATTTATCAGCAGGGATTACACACTGGATGGAATATCCAGAATTGCCAAGCGAATAAGCCCCTTATCGACTTTCACAGAGAGTCGATAGTGAGCAATATCGCTCGTAATCAGTCAGGAGACGAAGACCTGTCTGGTTAGATTGAGAAATCATCCCTTGATGTTTATTTGCCCGGCTTAATGTCGGGCATTTTTTTAGCTGCATCTGAGTAATGGTTAATCAGCCATTAGCCACATGCAATCACACAACCAAAGGAATCTACCCATGATGCACCTTAGCCTCGCGGGAAGCGGCGTCATGTCCGCTTATTACCCGCCTGAATCTGAATTACACCGCAAAGTTCGCCAGCTTATCCGCGCCGCAATGCTGCGGCTGAAGGACACATTATCTCAGCCCGGGGTGCCTGCTCATGACCATTTTACCCGTTAACGGAACCGTACTGGTTCAGCAAGGTAATCGTGACTTTAACAAGCTCTACGAAGCGTCATTTCCCGACACCAAAGAAGGCCTCAAATCAGCATATGAGTGGGCATGGGAAATAGCGATGGGCTGGCACGATATTCAGAATGACGACTGGAATAAAACCCATGCTGCATGACTTTAGCGATGAAGAATTTATTGCGCTTATTTCTCCCGAAATTGAGGAAGAAGTTGAGCAGCAAATCAATCTGGCAGCGGAACGAAATAATCCGCCGATCACATGGGCAGAATTCAGAGGAGACTTCACATGATTGTTTACAAGGCAATAAGCGCAGTAGCCAGGGATATGGCTGAGCAGGGAATTAGTAAGGACAGGGAAAACCGCCAGCAAGGATTTAACTTCCGTGGAATCGACCAGGTATATAACGCACTGGCTCCAATGCTCGCTAAACACGGACTGGTTATTCTGCCACGAATTACAGAGCGCACGGTAACTGAGCGTACAACACAAAAAGGCGGCGTGTTGTTTTACGTTGTCGTTAAAGCTGAGTTCGATTTTGTAGCCACCGAAGATGGAAGTAAGCACACCGTTATCACTTACGGCGAGGCCATGGATAGCGGCGATAAGGCCACAAATAAAGCGATGTCTATCGCCTACAAATACGCTGCATTTCAGGCATTCTGCATTCCGACAGAACAGACAGCAGTCGATCCGGATGCAGAAACACACGAAGTGGCTGCGCGTTCTCCTGACGACATCCTGGCCGACTTTTCCGCGCTGGCCGCAGACTGCGGAACCATTGAAGAACTGAAAGGCATTTACAAGCCTGCGTGGAATGCCCTGGCTAAGTTCCCCGAACATCAGCAGAAGTGCGTTGATGTATTCAAAACACGTGGCACAGAACTAAAACAGGCGGCATAAATGGCAATTAATACAATCACTGTATCCGGCAACGTTGGTAAAGACGCGGTGCTCCGCGTCACACCAAATGGAAAACATATTGCCTCTTTCTCCCTGCCAGCTAAGGCCGGGTTTGGAGACAACGAAAAAACCTCCTGGCTTAACTGCAAAATGTTTGGCGCGATGGCCGAGAAGCTGTCCGCTGCAATTGTGAAAGGTGCGAAGGTTACTGTGTCGGGTGAGTTTCTCGTTGAGGAATGGACTCGTCAGGACGGTACACAGGCGCAGATGCCAACCATTCTGGTGCGCGATATCGATTTACCGCCGCGCGGCACTGCCAGTAATGATGCTCCTCGCCAGCAACCACGACAACAACATCGCCAGACTCAAACGATGAATGAGCCACCGATGAACTTCGACGATGACGCTCCGTTTTAACCATCGCCCCCCTTCCCTAACCACGTTACACACGCACTCTAAATAAATAACCGGAGTCAAAAATGCTCACACCTCAGCAGGTATTAGCCTGCCTACGGCGGGATAGCCGCAACCATATTACAGAGTCATGGAGATGGATGGGTGACCTTACGGACGTGGCATCCGGCTCCGGTATTTACGAAATGTCTCTGAACGAAATAGACCCCTATTACGCAGGCTGGTCAACGCTACTGGAATACCAGTATCACATCATCCACCCGGTAACACTCAAGACCATCATGGATCAACTGGATAAGGAGCCATGGGGAGACGGGGCGCTTGGAGGCGTCGTTTACCGGCTTAAAGAAGGTTACTCATCATGATTGGTCAATCCTACAACCCTGATATATCCCCTAACGAATTAGTAGCCCGCCACAGAGTAAAACCTATGCCAGACAAATCGGAGTTACTCAAACGCCACAGTTTTCCCGGCCCGGATGATAACCGCTACATCAGCCTGATGATTAAAGGAGCGCGGAAATGACAGATAACAATAAACATCTGGTTCGTGTCGGACACGAATTTGCAGCGGCAATGAGTGACGACACGCCGATCATCACGATTGCGAAGATGGTCACAGAGCTTGCATCGGCGCTGGACGTGCAGAGTGCGCGTAGTGATGCGCTGGCGGCTGAACTGGCTCGCTATTCAATGCCTGCCGGTGAGGCAGACCAACGCATGGCAGAGTCTCGCGCCGTTCGTCAGGCACTTGGGTTCGGGCAGGATGCTGATGACGTCGCACCGGTTGACCTGGTGGAGCGCATTAATGCGCTGGCTGCTGAGAGTCCGGAGCTGGCTGCGGAGAATGCGGCGCTGAAGGAGATATGTGAAGACCGCCGCACGTTCATCATGAACGGAGTCCAGTTGGGTTATATCCAGGTGCCGACTGTTGAAACAGACTCGGCACTGGAAACCATTCGTATTGCCGTATCGCCGCAAGAGCCAACCCCCAACACGGACGCATGGGTTAACGAACAGCGGGCGGCGGGTGCCGACTTAACAAAACAACAAATCGAGGCTGCGATGAAATCCTGTTATCAGGATGAGCAGATCGGATTAATCGAGGCTGCCGAGATTGCTGGCTCATTCGCAGCACAGCTTCGCGGGAGCCAGGTATGAGCAGACATTCGCACACTACGGCCCGCATCGAGAAGAAGATTTCCAAGACCGCGAAAGAGTTGCTGATCGCTCTTTTCCCGAGCCTTGTAGGGAATGAGTTCTCATTAGAAAGTGACTCGTTCAAATCGTATCACGGCACCGTTTACCACGATGAGTGGGTCATCTGGTTTGGTCCTGATTATTGGGGGGAGTGGGACGAATCCAGCTGTTATTTCCAGCTTTATTCCTGGCTTATCGACAACACTACAGACTTTGACGGGATTATGAAGGCCCATGAGGAAGCCGATTGGTCTGTTTCTATTGATGAAACACCTTTTTATTCGCCGTGGCGTGGCGCATCCCGAGCCGAGATTATCAGTCACTGCCGTGATCTGGTTAGAGCTGGCGTTACGCTCGATAGGATGAAGTGATATGACCATGACAGCAGAACAACTGGCGCGACTGCAACCCTCTTTGGACTCGATGCTTCGCGCTCATGAGGCGTTTTACAGCACCGACAATGTGCGTGAAGCCATGCTGAAGGCATACCGGATCATGCTTGCTGACGCGCTGAAAGTTGCTGGCATCAATTTAACGGTGGAGGGGTGAGGGATATGACAGTCCATCACAGTTTGCGATGCATGAAGTGCTTTAAGCAATGGGAACGAGCGTGGCTGGCCTCATCTGGATGGACGAGACACGGCGACAGGGACAGCAGTTTAATAAAATGGCGCAATGTGAAGGTTATCGGGAAGACCAGAAACGATACCCCTATTTGCAAGTGCGGCAATTGTGGTCACGTATAAAAATCTAACAGCTCCGCAGCTCGAAGGGCATTGCGCTGGGCTAAAGAGCAAGGGGACATTCAACCATGACAATCAACGAACGCGTATCACCAGAAACGCTCGATAAAATTATTGAAGCTGCTGACGAGGTTATTACAGCGCTGGCAGGCACTAACGAAGATGTCCACAAAAACGATAGCGCTAAAATGTGCCAACTGTGGGACGACCTGAACGACCGCCACGCCACGCCTGCAATTGTGAAAGCACTGGCCCGCGAGCTACAGCGGTACCGCGCCGCCGCTGAGCCTGTGTATCAATACCAGGCATTTACGTTTGTAGAAAATTCAGATGGTGAGCAAGAGAAATTCTGGTTCTGGTCTGATTGTGATGAAAGATTTTACACTGCGTGCAAAGGAACCAAGCGGGTTCTCTACGCAGCCCCGCAAGTTACGAGCGGGCCGGATGAACACTATCGGCAGTTAAGCGATTTGTATCACGCGCAGGAAAAACGCTTGTTCAAACTGGCGCAGCGCATCAAAGGGCTTTCGTTTGATAAATATGCCTATTCGCCATCGCAGGCTATCGATGTGCTTGAATACGCTATTTTTGGTGATAAAGAAGAATGCGGAATGGCAGCAGCGCCAGCAGTACAGGCAGAGCAGTTGTCCGGCAATACCGAACAGGTAACCAAGTGCTGGTGTCACGCCTGCCGTCCGGTGACGATGGCCGATATGCGATTCGTCGTGTGCCCTGAATGTGGAAACAAGCGCTGCCCTCACGCTAATGACCACAGGAACGCTTGCACCGGAAGTAATGAGCCGGGACAGGAAGGAAGCGCATACCCAGCCGCACCCCAGAAGGAGGCTGAATGATGCACACCGTAGAGTTGACTAACGCGGCTCTGGTATTCACCGACGCAGCAACCGGTCAGGGTTATCTTCGCGTTCTGAACGAGTGGGAAGCCAAACTGGTTTCTGCACAGCTTACAGCGCTGGATGATGGCGAAATGAAAGCCGTCCCCGTTCACCCGGTAGAGATTCGCAAGATGAAACCGGGCGGTGAGTGATGCCTGAATCAGCAACGAATACAGCCCGCTTCGGCGGGTTTCTTTTTGCCTGGAGGAAGTGATGACTGAAAACGAAACCCCTTCCTGTAACGATGATGAATGGCAACGCCAAAAACTGTCCCGTCTATGGGACTTGCTAAATGAGATGGACTTAAACAGCAATGGTGAGATTGATGAACAACTGATTGAGGCAATGGATATTGTCGATTGCCTTCGTGAATACACTGGAGATTAGCCGCAGACCAGCGGCTTTTTTATTGCATGGAGGAAATGACGTGAAACTGATTGATTTACTGGTGCGGGAATTGCCGAAGCACGGTGGGTGGCCAGATGGTGTTAAGGGAATCGAGCAGAACCCATGTGGTTGTCTTCTTAACTGCGTGTTACCGCGCCAGCCGTTTTTATTTGATGGCGAGATGTTTGATATGTGTGATGACTGGAAAACAACCGTCGTAACCCGCGAACAATACGAAGCAGCAATTGCCGCCACCCAACGGGCGGTATGGAATGGCGAAGGGTTGCCGACGGTTGGGTGTGAGTGTGAAGCGTTATTCGACTCAGGAAGTAGTCAATGGTGTCGGGCTAAAATTATCGGGCATGATGATGGGCGTGTGGTTGGTAGGTGGATTGAGGGACCGAAGGCGTATGAAATTTTAGACTACTCATCACCGCATGGCGCTTTCCGCCCTATCCGCTCAGAAGCAGATAAGAAGCGAGATGAGGCAATCCAAAGCATGGCATCTGTTATTGATTATCGAAATGGATGCTCGGCAAATCCATTAGCAGGATGGCTATACGACGCCATCGCCGCCGGAAAAATCCCCCACATCCAACTCAAATAGCCGCAGACCAGCGGCTTTTTTAATGCCTGGAGATAACCAATGAGCGAAGTGATCCAGCTTGTGCCCAATAAGTGGGTGACCGAGCAAAACCTTATCGCCGTAACAGGCCTGAAGCGCGGGACTATTGAGCGGGCCCGGCGCGAGTCATGGTTTTTGGGCCGTGAGTATTTGCACGTATCACCGGACGGGGAGCCCAAGCCAAACAGTGAATGCATGTACAACACCGAGGCGATCAATCTCTGGATAGAACAGCAAGCGTCCAAACAGCCTGGTGCCCGGAATTAAATTACAGGGTAACCTAGTCGGGCTCTTGGACGTCGGGAGGGAAGAATGGCATACCCAACAGGCGTTGAGAACCACGGAGGAACGCTCCGCATATGGTTCATGTATAAAGGCGTCAGGGTCAGGGAAAGCCTTGGCGTTGTGGATACGCCAAAGAATCGGAAGGTGGCTGGAGAGTTACGCGCATCGGTTTGCTACGCCATTAAGACAGGACGTTTTAACTATGCAGCGCAGTTTCCTGAGTCTGCAAACCTTCAGCGATTCGGCGAGGACAGAAAGGAAATAACCGTCACTGAACTGGCGAAGAAGTGGCTTGAACTGAAAAGCATGGAAATTACCACTAACGCTCTGTCGCGGTACAAATCAATCGTCAGGAATATGGTGCCAAGGATTGGCGAGAAAAAACTGGCGTCGGCGGTAAGTCAGGAAGATTTGCTGTTTATAAGGAAGGAGCTTTTGACGGGGTATCACACCCTGAAGAAAGGACAGCGAACGCCGGTTAAAGGACGCTCTGCACGGACGGTGAATAACTACATGATGGTGATGTCTTTCATGTTCCAGTTCGCTACCGAAAGTGGGTATATAAATAAGAACCCGTTTGATGGCATCGACTTTCTGAAGAAGGCGAAGTCCGTTCCGGATCCGCTAACCCGGGACGAGTTCGTAAGACTCATTGATGCCTGTTACAACCAGCAGATAAAGAATTTCTGGTCACTGGCAGTGTATACAGGGATGCGTCATGGCGAGTTGTGCGGGCTGGCGTGGGAGGATATCGACCTCAAAGCAGGAACGCTTATGGTCAGAAGGAATCATACGCTGACAAAGGAGTTTACACTGCCAAAAACGGATGCAGGCACTGACAGGGTTATTCATCTGATCCAACCGGCAATTGATGTTCTTAAAAGCCAGGCGGAAATGACGCGACTCGGTAAGCAGTATCAGGTCGAAGTGAAATTGCGGGAGTATGGCCGGACAACTACTCACCCCTGCACTTTCGTCTTTAACCCACAGGCTACTGTAACAAACGGGATCGCCGGCCACCATTACGCTGTTGGCTCTGTAGCTCAGAGTTGGGAGTCAGCAATGCGGCGAGCAGGTTTGCGTTACAGGAGAGCATACCAGTCGCGTCACACTTACGCATGCTGGTCATTAACCGCAGGAGCAAACCCGAACTTCATCGCGTCGCAAATGGGTCACACAAATGCACAGATGGTGTATCAGGTTTATGGTGCATGGATGTCGGATAACAATGCGGATCAGATTGCCATTCTGAACCAGAAATTATCTGACTTTGCCCCACCCATGCCCCAGGCGGTAGGATCGTAA